CACTCAACCAGACAGAATCAATTGATGTGACTTTATCCAAAGCCAATATTAATAACCTTAGCTACAACAGAAGGTACCTACGACCGAACTGGGGAGGATTTGTTCTTTTCTTCCGATCTACCCCTATTGTTGCAGGACCTATTGTAGCTATTCAGTCAGAGACTAAGGATCAGATTAAGCTTTCCGCAAAGGGTATTAGGTACCTTCTGGGTAGACGTAACCCTGTGCCGGACATGTCAGACTGGTACCATCTCAATGACAACGATTATAGGGCTGTATGGTCTACGGACACTCCTAGAGGTGCTCCTGACCCTAAACTTAGTGTAAATGTTCCTGACATTAGAAACTCAAGATACTATAATCAGTCATATGGTCATATGGCAAAGCTAGTGGTGGAGGATTCTCTTCTAAAAGAGGGAGGATCACTTCCTATCAAGTTTACCCATGCCTCAACTGAGAGAGATTTCTCTGATGATAAGGATACAGAAAATGTGTGGAAGGCTACTGATCCAAATAGACCACACTACCTAAGACTTAGAGGAGTAGATGGTTCTGTAACTGTTGACACTGTTTTGAATCAGCTATCTACTGATAAGCAATTCTCTCCTGACATTATGTTCAGACCAAAGCTGGACAAGAGTGGGGATAGAATTTATTGGGACATGTACACCGGAGTTGGTAAACAGGATCATACTGATATCCCCTCCAACAACCCTAAGATGATTTGGGACACAACAGTAGCAGGGGCATCCTTCACTAATCTAGAGCTTCAATCCTCAGGAACGGAACAGGTTAATAGATCATTCGGTCAGGGATCAGGGGATGCTAGTTACATGCATATGGTCCAAAACAAAAAGGCTTTCCAGGACAATTGGCCCCTTCTGGAAGCCTACAACAGTCCTGAGCAATCCAATGACAAGGGAAAGATTCAGGAGAAGGCAAGAGCTATTCTAGTCCAGGACTCTGATACTAGAGAGCAAATGTCTATCTCAATTCGTGCGGATCATCCCGACTACCCACTAGGGACTTACTTCCCTGGTGAGTACGCCGAGATTTTCTTGGATGACTCTTGGATTTGTATGCCAGGCGGAAGGCATAAAGTTAAGATTATGCAAATGAGTGGTGGCCTTACAAATGACATAAGTATTTCGTTTAAGGGAGAAGATGAATAATAATCAGCCGTTGCCTAGTGGCATAGAAGATGTAATTAAAGATATAAGAAAAAGAGTATCAGCTCTTGAGAATAAAACTCTTGGCTCCTTCATGCTCAATGGTTCTATCACGACATATGATGCCAACACAGGTGTCAAGACAGTAATTGGTGATCTTTCCGGTGAGGGTGAGAACCGAGTCGGAATTAAGGAGTGGATCAATGACACAATTGCACCACCAGTAGTTACAGCACCAATTGTTTCATCATCTCCGGGAATCTTTTCGATTACCTGGGATGGTGATACTGCTACTGGTGAGCCACAGGCACCTGATTATGACCACCTTAACGTATACGGTTACTCAGAAGGTCTAATGACTCTTGTGGGGAAGGTTCGTCTTCGTGACGAGGTTGCGATTGTTGCCAATGCAAAGCCAGGTTCCTCTTGGCAGTTCTACTTCAAGTCTGTTGACAAGGTAGGAAATGAGTCCTCACTCAGCGAACCTTCCCCTCTGGTTACGGCGGAAGCTACTATCAAGTTCAAGGAAGCTAATGCGCCAACAAACCTCAAGCATTCTATTGTTTCTGAATTCAATGATGCTGGTGAGGAATATGGTGTTGTAACTCTTACATGGGATGAAGTTGTCTCTGCTGTAGATGGATCAGATGCAGAAGTTGATGTTTACGATGTATGGGGTTCCGAGGACAACGGAAATACATGGAAGAGTTTAACTAGCTCTATTACTAACTCAACTAAGCTAACTCTTAATGCAGGGTCAGTTTGGATTTTCAAGGTTAGAGCCGCCGCAAACGGTTCCCTTATTGCAGGACCATTCTCAAATGAGATTACTGTCACTGTTTTCAAGGATACTACGCCTCCTCCTGTACCAACCAAGCCTACTGTAGATGTTAACCAAGGTTCTTTCTCCGTGAAGTGGGATGGTTCACTCACTGGACCAACCCCTAAGGATTTCGCTTTTGTTGACGTAATGGGTTCATCTAATGGTGGAGCCGCTACAAGGGTTGGAGTTCTTCGATACAGCAATGAGACAGTCATTGTCCCTATTGCAAAGACCGATAACTCCACCTGGGAATTCTGGTTTGTTTCTCAGGACAAGGGAGGAAACCGCTCTAATCCATCTGTCAAGTCTACAGGACATAAGGCCGTAGACACCAGATTGGATTCTAAGACCCCTTCTGTCCCTACAGGTGTAGTTGGAGCTTCTACGCTTACATACACCTCTAGCGGCGATCCTGCGGCTATGAACAAGGTTTCTTGGACTGCTGTAACAACAGATACAACCACAGCACCTATGATTGTAAAGTATTACAATGTATTCAAGAAGGTGAATGGTTCTTGGGCCAGCATTGGGCAGACTACATCAACATCTTTGTCTTCAAGAGAAGATGCTGGTTCTGTAAATGAGTATGCAGTCTCCGCCGTTGGAGCAAACTCTGTAGAAAGTTCTTTGTCTTCATCCATTAGTATTACTGGTGCTAAGGACACACAAAACACCACTGTACCTACTGCACCTACGGTTGAAGTAAACCCAGGAATGTTCATTGTGAAGTGGGCAGGAACTAATACTAGTGCCACTCCTACTACATTCCCGGTAGACTTCCGTTCTGTAAATGTTTACGCTGTTTCCAACGGCGTAACAACACTTATTGATACTATGTCATTGGATAAGAAGCAAATCCAGTTCTCAGGCGGAAACCCTGGAAGTTCTTGGAGCTTCTTCCTCAAGAGTGTTGACAGTTCAGGTAACCTCTCTGCCCAGTCTGCATCATCACCAACAGTTGTTAAGAAGTCTATGTTGGAGGATTCTGGGATTAATGAGAAGATTAATCAGGTAACCCAGAACATCTCCGCTCTTGAGACTAACACCAATCAGAAACTTGGTGAGACTGCAACAAAGGCTTCACAGGATTTGTCTGCACTAGATACTAAGCTATCTAATGCTTTCCAGTCTGCTGATTCTGCACTTAAGACTTCACTGGAAAGCCAGATTTCCAATATCCAGAGCCTAGCATCTTCTAAGGCTACTATTTACTACGGCAACACACCACCAAGCTCTCCTACAGTGGGAGATGCTTGGGTTGATGCCTCTGATAATAAGTCCCTTAAGAGATGGAATGGTACAGGATGGGAGAATATCTCTGATTCTCGTATTGCCAGTGCTATCAACTCAATTTCTGATGTTAAGCAGTTGGCTGATACAAAGGTAAGAACCTTTGCCCAGCCTACAGCTCCTACCGGATTGACTCAAGTAGATGCTGGTGATATTTGGCTAGACACTGCTAACAATAACAAGCTTAACCGTTGGAGTGGTTCTGCCTGGGTTCCTCTTGATGATCCAAGAATTGCTAAGATTTCTACTGATCTAAGTGCGCTACAGCAGACTGTATCCACACAGACAACAACCTACATGCAGTCAACAACCCCTACAGCTCCTAAGACTGGTGATCTGTGGTTTGATACTGCAAATGGAAACCAGCTAAAGAGATGGGACTCAGCAAAATGGGTTGACATTAATGATGCTGATTTCACAAAGGCTCTACAGGATATCACTAATGTAAGCACACAGGTTGACTCTAAGGTACGAACTTTCGCGCAAGGAACTCAGCCTACCGGACTTCTACCAAAGGATGCTGGTGATCTTTGGATCAACACCTCTGATAACAATAAACTGTGGAGATGGAATGGCACAGGATGGGATGATCTTCACGATAAGAACATTGATGCTATCCGAGTGCTTGCAAGTGGTAAGAGTACAACCTACTACACAGGCACAGCTCCGGTCACAGCGAACGCAGGTGACCTATGGATCAACACTAATGGGAACAAGCTTTCCCGATGGGACGGCACTAAATGGGTTCCAGTAGACGACACTAGAATCCAGTCAGCTCTAACCCTAGCCGGAGATGCAAAGGCTGTTGCAGATGGTAAGATCAACACATTTGCTCAGACTACTGCACCAGCAGGTATGACTTCTGCGGACGAAGGAGACATTTGGATTGATACTGACGATAGCAATAAAATGTATCGTTGGGGAATCAAGCCAGGGACCACTAACACCTACGAGTGGGTTCCTATTGATGATCTACGTATCTCACAGCTCGTCACAGATGTTAAGTCTGCTAAGGATACAGCTAACCTTGCATTGACTTCTGCAAATGGTAAGAATAAGATTTACAGAAGCACAGCTAACCCATCAGGAACATCTACTACTGTAGGAGATATCTGGTATAAGTTCACTGATAGTAACTACAGTAAGGTGGCTCAGCAATGGGTATGGGATGGTTCTGCATGGAAAGAAGCTAAGCTAGAGCATTCCACTATCTCTTCCGTTGATATTGGAGCATTGTCTGTTATCGGACAGTCAACTCTTTCTACAGTTGTAGCCAATAAAATCTTTACTGATATCTTTGCGGCCAACAAGATTACCGCTAAGGAGATTAGTGTTGCTTCTGGTTCTCTATTCCCTGATCCAACCTTTACGGCGTCTTCTGGGTATAATATGTGGACTGCTATCAATAACGGGATTGAGAAGCAGGGAACTGGCACCCAGCACGGCCAATACTATGATTGGCTGAAAATCTCCGTAACTCCAAATGAATCATATGTCTTCCAGGGAGTAAGAACGACCCTATCTGGTGCAGGCGGCCATTCACCTATGTACTTCCAGATGTACTCCTCAGACAACAAATATTTACGAGTCGGTACGGCTTTGACTTTTGCCAAAGATGGTCTAAACGAGAATGTGTGGACGGTTCCCTCTGACGTGAGCTGGATTAAGTTGGGATTCTACACTGAAACTACAGTAGATACGTCTACGAAGATTAGGCTTAGTGATATAAGAGTCACCCGACAGTCTGAGGCTGTTATGATTAAAGACGGCGCGATTACTGCTAACAAGATTGCGGCCAACTCTATTACAGCTAACAAGCTAGTAATTGGTTCGTTTGACAACCTAGCACCTAATCCAGGGTTTGAGGCAGTTAATCCTAACTCCACTTCAAATACTAATTCTATTATTGGATGGAGCATTAATAACAATCCATCTATTGTGTTTAGGGATGACTCAGTTTCTAGAACCTTTGGTTTGGCCGCTCTTGCGTCTAGATCATCTACAGAAACTGAGGTAGCCTCTTCTGATGAAATCCCTGTAACTGATTCAGCTACTTATAGATTTGCTGTCTGGTTTATGGCTGAAACAGGGGTTACAGCAGGAAATGTTGAAATCAGGTTTAAGTATCCTTCGGGTACAGTGGTTACTAAAACTATTAAGTCTATGCCAGCTACAACTGCTCCTGGCACTTGGGTAAGAATTTCAACAGAGCTGACAATGGACCCTGATGATACCGGAATTAAGCTAAGTATTGTTACAAGAGGTATTACTTCCGGTAAGACTGTCTGGTTTGATGATGTATCCTTGGTTCGTGCTACAGACGGTCAACTTCTTGTTGATGGTGCCATTGATGGTAAGACAATCACAGGTGCAATTGTACAGACTGAATCAACTTCTAACCGTGGGATCAAACTCACCCCTACAGGTTTGACTTCCTACGATACTACCGGAAATAAAGTCTTTGAGGTTGACAGACTCGGAAATGCTTTGTTCAAGGGTGCGGTCACTGTTACAGGTGGATCAGTACCGGCAAGTACATTGACTTCTGGGTCAATTGCTTCTGGACAAGCTATTACCACAAATCCGGGTACTGCAAGAGTTGAGCTAAGTTCTGCTGGACTAAAGGCATACAACTCTTCTGGTACTCAGACTGTAGCAATTAACAGTGACGGTTCTGCTGTATTCACCGGAACTATTAAGGCTACATCAGGATCATCTATTAGTGGTTCAGCAATTGAGCCAAACTCTATTGATCCTACAAAGGTTGTCGGACTTCCTGAAATTAAGTCTACAGCCGATTCGGCACTATCTACTGCCAATACTGCATCCAGTACAGCAACTACCGCACAGACAGCGGCCAATACTGCCACAAACACAGCTAACACGGCACAGTCAACTGCTACAACTGCTAAGACAACTGCGGATGCGACAAAGACCCTAACAGATGGTTGGAAGACACCAGGCTCTACAACTATTGATGGGTCAAAGATTACTGCCAACTCTATCCCAGAGGCTCAGGTAATTGGTCTTTCTACAATCAAGACTGTTGCTAATGATGCTAAGACTGCGGCGAACGCGGCTAAGGTGCTGACTGATAACTGGGTCTTCCCTGGTGCCACTACTATTGATGGTGGAGATATTCAGACAGACACCATTAGGGCTACACAGATTGCGGCTAATGCTATTACAGCTAAGCATGTAATCACTGGTGCAGTATTCCAGACAAGCCCAACTGCAAATGCCGGAATCAAGTTTGATTCCACAGCATTCAAGTCATATAACTCTGTTGGTTCAGAGACATTTAGTATTAACGCAACCACCGGAGATGTGGCTATGACTGGTGGACTTCTTGTTGGAGGCACCATTAGCGGTTCACTGATCCAAACCTCGGTGAACGCAAGCACTGGTATTAAGCTTGACACAGCTTCCTTGAGGGCGTATGCTAATGATGCAAACAAGACTGAGACATTCAGGCTTGACGCACAGACTGGGCAGATTCAAATGGTCGGTGGTATCCTTTCAGGAGGAACTATCACTGGATCAACCTTCCAGACTACCTCAACGCCAAATCAGGGTATTAAGATATCTCAGACTGGGTTGACAGCGTACAACACTGCTGGCTCTCCAACGGTATCCATTAACTCTGATGGAAGTGCTACATTTACTGGTGTAATTAATGCTACTTCTGCAAGTTCTATTGATGGTGCATCTATTAAGGATGGATCATTGCCTGAGATTAAGATTCCTCTTCTAAATTCTTGGAAGATGTTGAATACTACATCTATTGATGGTGGCAAGATTTACACTGGATCGGTGACGGCTGACCAGATTGCGGCAAGGACCATTAAAGCAAGTCATATGGACTTTGTTTCAACTGACCCTATTTCTGGCGGAAGCATGGTCCTTGATTCATCCGGTCTTCGTTTGCAGAGAGATGGTTCTACCATTTTCCAGCTAACTAATAAGTCAGTTGATACAATCTCACTTATCGGTCCAGATGGAACTAACGTTGCAGGTATCACTAATGATGGTACTGTTACAGGGTTGACAGGAACTTTCGATCAGGTCAACGTTGGGGGAGTTAACCTTAACACCATTATGGACGAACAGCCTAGAGGAATTGTGGCTAGAGCAGTACGTACCAATGCGGCAAATGTTAACCCGTCTACCTCAAACACACATATCCAGCCGGTCATGCGAATGGAATTCCCGGTTAGAGGAGGATATACATATGAGATTAGGGCAGAAGGTCTTGGTGTGTACATGAACAACTATACTGGTACCACTGCTATTTTCTACATGTATTCTGCGGGAGATGACAACATTGCGGCTGTTGGTGGTACTGGTACCTCAATCCGAAACACCGCACTAACACCTATTCGATCCTCTGAGTCCGGGGATACCCCACCAGTAAGCATGGTCTGGCATTTCACCCCCTCTACTGATTATGTGGCCTCTATACTCATTGCCTATTCAATATGGAAAGGTACTGAGCCGGTACGTATCAACTGTACCTCTTCTCGCCCGTTCACCTTGACAGCACGCGAGTTCGAGAGGGTAACTACCACAGGTAAAATTGACTTCCTGGGTACCTCCTCCGCTGGCTCCACTTCTACTGAGAACGTGGCCGCTCCACGTCGTGAAACACAGACATGGACCGCTTCTGCCGCCGCATCATGGTCAGGATCATCAGCATACTCAACAGATTATGCAGGATCAACCAATGACCTTTGGCAGGGTTATTGGAGCGGTTCGACCAATGCCCGTCGTTCCCATGTCAACTTCAATGGTTTGGGGGACAAGGGCAAGAGTATTGCATCTACAAGACTCAAGATCACCTCCCTTGAGAAGTTGGAAGTGTATCTATACAATGCCTTCTTCTATTACTACTCAGGAGGAAAGGTACGACTACATTTCCACAACTCAACAACCACAGGCTCTTACCCATCTTCCACTTATATTGGTGATGTGTCAATGGGTCGTGGTGAGGGTAAGTGGATTGAAATTACTAACTCCACTGCTAAGACTGCGTTCCTTAATGGTGGATTCACAGGAATCTCTCTTGATCCGAGAGGTTCTACCGATCAGCTCTACTATGGTGCTTTCCGTGGACTCAACAGTGGTTCACAGACACCAAAACTCAGAGCTACATACTTGACAACTTAATAACCATGAAGGCCCCGGATTTCCGGGGCCTTCTGTGGTATAATAGAGTATCCCGAAATATTAACTACGATAGGATTTATATGACACAGTACGAAGTACGAGACGGAGTAAGAACCTACAGATTCAACGGACAGCACCTAGCCAGTTCATCCAGTGAGACACCTGAGAAGGATAGATGGGTCGAGTTCGAGCTGTACAAGACCGATGACCGAGAGGTTTACATCGTGTCCAGGATAGGGTACAGTAGGATATACCACGGTGAGGATTGCGAGGTTGTGACCAGAAATAGGCTCAGCGCCGTGGACCCGCTTACCCTGGTCGATAAGGTCTACAAGCCTTGTCATCTCTGCAAGCCTACCTTTATGGACCCAAGAGGGGTTTACCCCGAAGTTCCTAGATATCACGCACAGGTATGCGATACGTCGGATCAGGTTGTTAACCATCTTAAGAAGAGAGACGCAAATGACTATGAGTACCTTACAAAAGTTGCAAGAGAACTATTAGAAAACGCATCAGAGATTGATGAAGACATTAAGGATGCTTATCTAGTAGAGGATATAATGTGAGCTTAATTTTTGTAAAGAGTGACAATAACTACATAGAACAACTTAAAAAGGCATTACCGGATTACACTATTGTTGAAATGCCTGAGATGACAAGATACATGCAAATGAAGAATGCTATGCGAGGCTCTATCCTCATTAGTGACGAGCCTTCGGACAAGTATTCTCCTATGTTTGCTGGAACATCAGTGAAGACAGCAGGTGAGGTTGAATCATCTTTCTTATGGTCTAGCAGTCGATCATCGTTTTATAATGAGAAGATTCCTGGGACTTTGCTGACAAGAGTTTATGCAGAGCCTAACAACATTATTATTGGTGACCCTGATGGGGTTGACCCAAGAAAGTACATTGATATCTTCCCGGACAACTGGTGGGGAGCGTGTGCATATCTAACTGAATATGAACCAAAGAAGTTATTTACTATACTGGAAATGTATTTATACTATACTAAGCCAGTAGCGGTGACTGACGCCGCTGTAGAAAACCTCCGTAGGACCGGACTTGACTTCGTAGACGCAAGGGAGTATACTCTTGATCGAGACGGTGGGCTACTCTTCCGAGAGCACACCAGACGAAGTGAAGCATTCGAGTTCCTATTGGAGGAGAAAACTATTGAGCCTTGAAAACGTAGAATTAAAGCTTGTTGATGATTTCAAAACAGTTACCAAGCTTTTTGAATGGCTAGATTCTCTTGATAAGGATACTGTCCTTGGTTTCGATACTGAGACTACAGGATTGGATATTTATTCAAAGGATGCGCGCCTCCGTATGGTCCAGATTGGTGACGAGAATACCGGATGGGCTATTCCGTGGCATAGATGGTCCGGGGTCGCTATCGAGGCACTTAATAGATGGGAAGGTCGGTTTACCGCCCACAACCTTTCTTATGACTACAGGGTAATGCTTCAATTGGCTGACTACAGGCTTCCCTGGGAGCGATTTGACGATACTATGATTATGGCTCAAATCCTGAACCCAGGGAAGCCTGCTGGTCTTAAAGACCTTACTGATAAGTATATTGATCCTATGGCCTCTCATGGTGAGAAAGAGCTTAAGGCCGCATTCAAGAACAACAACTGGGACTGGGCAACTATCCCATATAACTTTGATAGCTACTGGTTCTACTCAGCACTTGATCCCGTACTGGCTTCTAGGCTACATAAGGTGTTGCGTGAAGTCCCTGAGAAGTTTGCTAAGGTCTATGACCTAGAGTTCTCTGTTCGCCGTGTATGCACTGAGATTGAGCATACTGGAATGAGGATTGATCTTGACTACGTTGGCCAGATGCATGAGGAGTATTCTTCTAAGGTCCAGCAGAACAATGACTATGCAATGAAGAAGTGGGGAATCAATATCGGTTCTAATCCGCAGGTAGTGGGAAAGTTCCTTGAGCTTGGTGCCGCATTCTCATTCTTCACTAACTCAGGCGCACCTTCCGCTAATGAGGACCAGCTTAAGGAATTCATGTCTTCGGATAATGAAGAAGTACGTGAACTTGCTAACCATATTGTGACTACAAAGAAGTTGGCTAAGATTGATTCATCCTACTTCACTAATTTCCAGAAGATGAATGTAGATAGCATTCTCTACCCTAACATCAAGACTCTTGGTGCTAGAACTGGACGAATGAGTGTAACTAACCCTGCACTACAGACACTACCATCCGGCAGTGATGCTGTACGTAATGCATTCATTTCCCGCCATGATGGTGAGGTTCTTATTAGTTGTGACTACTCTCAGGTTGAGATGCGTCTACTTACTCACTACTCTCAGGACGAGTCCCTAATTAAGGCATTCAAAAATGCTGACACTACCGGATCGGACTTCTTCACAGAGATGGGCCGTATGGTCTTTGATGATCCTAACATGACCAAGGATGATAAGCGTCGAAAGCTTATTAAGACTTTGGTCTATGGAATGATCTATGGGGCTAGTGTTCGTAAGTCTGCCCTTAGCATTGGTGTACCTATTGATGAAATGCAGGAAATCTCCGACAAGGTACATCATAGGTTCCCAGGTATCAAGAGGTTTATGAATGACTCTATTGAGATGGGAGAGCGTAAGCTCAAGGAAGAGGGTAGAGGATACGCAACCCTGGATTCTGGTAGACAGTTGCCTGCTGACGATAATAAGATGTACACACTCGTTAACTACCAGCTACAGGGAACTGCCGCAGAGCTAATGAAGCTTGCTGTTCTAAGGCTAGACGCGGCTGGATTTACACCGTATATCCAGATGATTATCCATGACGAGGTAATCTTCTCCCTGCCCGAGGAAATGGTGCAGGAGAGTATGCCAGTTATTGAGGAGTGTATGTCTTACGTAGATGGAGAGTTTGCTATTGACCTCTTGGCTGAGCCGGAGGTTCTAGGTGTTCGATGGGGAGAGGGAGACAAGTACCAGTGACAAACTATATTCTAGGGATTGACCCAGGACTAGCAACGGGTTTATGTCTCGTTGATTGGTCAGATAAGGATAACCCTAAGCTGATCTGGTCCAAGGAAGTAAACATGTTGGAGTTTTATGATCTTGTTCCTAAGGTTATTGAGGAGTATAAAGATGATCTGACTGTAATATGTGAGAATTTCCTTATTACTATTTCAACAGCTAAGAAGTCCCCGGCCCCGTGGTCTTTGGAGCTTATCGGATTGACTAGGTACCTTTGTACTATTAATGACGTACCTCTCCATACACCTAACCCAAATGAGCGTGAGGTATCATCTCACCCTATGATTAAGCATTTTGGTCTTTGGCATAGAGGAGGAGAGGGCCATGCAATTCAGGCAATCCGACATGTATTTGCATACATGATGAAGAACCATTCCCCTCTTGCCAAGACGGCTGTCGGGGTGGTATAATTGGTCCTACTAATTGAGGTCGAGGGAAGAAAGGTCGAATGATTGGCAGTATTAGCTGAAATTGAAGACGATAAGATTGTAATTAAAGATTTTGAGTGGAGATACAAGGAGCTAATTGCTTCTATTCCTGGGGCACGCTTCAAGAAGGATAGATATTATCTCCCTAAGCAATGGGCCACAGCTCTTGCTATGAAGACTAATCTTGGTGAGCATCTACAGGTATCAAAAGAAGTACACGAGTGGATGGGTGAACTATTCTCCACGAGAATTAAGCCAGCACTAGAAATTAGAGATGTTCCCGCTATTGAGGAAGGGTACGAATTCCTATACCCACACCAGAAAGCGGACGTGAAGTTTCTGTCTACAGCTCGTCGTGCTATTCTGTCAAATGACATGGGTTCCGGTAAGACATACTCTTCTGCCGCAACCCTTAGATACATGCAGGAAGAGATGGGGGAAGATATCTTCCCGCTACTTATCGTATGCCCTAACTCTACAAAACGCTCATGGGCACGAGAATTCGAGACTGTTTGGCCTGGACATAAGGTTGTTACCATTGACGGTACTGCTGTCCAGAGACGCAAGCAGTTTGAGTCCTTTGAAGATGGTGGAGATGTAGTCATTATCAACTGGGAGTCCGTTCGTGGACACTCTAGGCTTTTAAGCTATGGTGGAAAGGCACTAAAGAGATGTGTGGAATGTGGTGGGCTTGATGAAAAGGTTAAGCCAGCCTCCTGTGAAGCACATATCAAGGAACTAAACAAGATTCAGTTCAAGTCTGTTATTGGTGACGAGATTCATAGAATCTCCGATCCTGCATCTAAGGTGTCACGGTCTTTCAAGGCCGCTACAGGAGATGCAGATATCCGTCTTGGACTATCCGGTACTCCTATTAATGCAACTCCTGACCAGCTATTCTCTGCCCTTAACTGGCTTTACCCTGACGCCTACCCGTCAAAGACTAAGTTCATTGATAGGTTCTGTGACACCACTGATAATATGTGGGGTGGTATCACAATTCTAGGTATTAAGAAGGATATGGAGCAGGAGTTCTTTAGTGGTATTGATCCTATCCTTCGTAGAATGCCTAAGGAAGTAATTCTTCCATTCCTTCCGCCTGTCACTAGAGTGACAAAGTATGTGGAGATGGGTGCAAAACAGGCAAAGGCTTATAAGCAAATGTCTGAAAAGATGATTGCTGAGATTGGTGAGAATGATGTAGTTATGACTACTAGCCCACTTGTTAAGCTTCTACGTCAGATGCAGTTTGCTTCTGCCTATGTAGAGATTAGTGAGCGAGAGGTGCGAGACACCAACAGCCCATTCCCTGACGTGATGAAGACCGAGGAGGTCTTGACATTATCCGAGCCGTCTAGTAAACTGGACGCATTCATGGACGATCTTGAGGACTACGGGGAATCATCCCTGGTTGTTTTCGCACAGAGCAAACAGCTCATTGATCTTCTAGCCGCTCGTTTTGACAAGGCTGGTCTGTCCTATGGACTAATTACTGGTGACCAGTCTACACAGGAACGTCAGGCTTACATGGATGCTTTCCAGTCCGGTGCAATCAAGTACATCTTCTGCACTATTCAGGCTGGTGGTACGGGCATTACCCTTACTAAGGCTGATACAATGGTCTTCCTGCAAAGGTCATACAGCATGATTGATAATCAGCAGGCAGAGGCCAGAGCACATCGTATTGGCTCTGAACAGCATGATAATATCAATATCGTAGATTACGTATCTAAGGATACTGTAGATATCGGCATTATTGATGCTATTAATAAGAAGAAGGATAACCTTGAGTTCATCCTTCGTGATAAGAATTTGATTGAGAAGCTACTTACTGGTGGCGACATTTTTGAGGAGACGAATGACTGAACCTATTTTTAGAAGTGATATTGACCTATTCCTGTTGGATTCAATGGGAGACGAGAACAGTATCGTAAGACGTGCAAGAGTGTCTACGGGTGGTCCTCGATCCTCAGTTAAGAACAACCCAGGTGACGAGCTTTCCAAGGCTGATATTGGCCTTATCAATATGCTGTTCAATGATAAGCACGGGGTACCTTTTGAAGGTGTCGAGTTCGAGTTCTACCTGCGAGTGCCTATCTTCGTCTCACGACAGATCGTTAAGCATAGACTTTCCAGTATCAACGAGGAGTCTGGCCGATATCGTGAGCTACAGGGCGAGTTCTACGTTGTAGACGATAGCCGAAAGATTGAGCAGGTAGGTAAGACCAGCGCATACGAGTTCAAGAGTTCATCCCCTGAGCTTCTGGAAGAGCTTCGTAATTCACAGATTGAAGAGTCAACTCTTGCCTGGAAGTCTTATCAGGACAAGCTAGACAAGGGTATTGCTAAGGAAGTAGCACGACAGACTCTTCCGCTTAACCTATACTCTTCAATGTACTTCAAGGCTAATCTGCGTTCTGTACTTAATTTCCTCTCACTGCGTAAGGATTGGGGCGACGATGCACTGTATCCTTCCCATCCTCAGTATGAGATTACCCTAGTGGCAGATAAAATGGCCGAGGAAGTCAAGAAGGTTGTCCCTCATGTCTACGATGTGTTCGTAAAGTCAGGTAGTAGACCTGTATGAGCAGATTTAAGGAATTGAAGCCTGTCCTGGGCCTAAATCCAGAAAAGGTATCTATTTCTAATTCTGAGATTCAAACATTTAAGTCTTGCAGACGTAGATGGTATTTAGGCTCATACATGGGCTTACAGGAAAAGGAAAAGACTCATACTGGGCCACTGCCACTAGGCACTAGAATTCACAACGCTCTTGAGGTATACTATAGAGACGATGTTGATCCTGTGGACGAGTACAACCGTTTACAAAGGATTGATGCTCAGAAGTTTAGGGAATCCCCAGAAGCAAGTGACGAGAAGGCTATTAAGAAGTTCAATGAGGAATCTGAGCTAGGCCGTCTTATGCTTGAGGGATATCTTGAATGGCTTGAGGATACTAATGCTGATGATGACATTGAGCATGTTTCACAGGAGGAGCAGTTGAGATACACCTTTGAGCATGACCCTAGGGTTGAGCTTATTGGTAAGATCGACGCTAGAATCCGTAGGCGTTCCGATGGTTCATTAGCTGATCTTGACTTTAAGACAGCCGCACCTAGCAACTTCTCGTACTATCTACAGTATGTTGCGTTCTCGGAACAGCTAAAGCATTACAATCTTCTTGAAATGCTATCCAATCCAGATGAACGTATTGACGGAGGTCGATACAGAATTCTCAAAAAGGTAAAGCGTACAGGTCGTGCGGCCCCTCCATTCTATGCAGATGTTGATGTTCGTTTCAACAAGAAAGAGATGGAGTCGTTTTGGATTAGGATAACGGGTACCATCCGTGATATAATGGCTGTACGCGACGGCTTGGACGCCGGTGCGGATGACCGCTCGCTGGCCTATCCATCACAGAAGATGGATTGGACTTGTGGCTCATGTCCATTCTCCAAAATGTGTACCATGATGGATGATGGATCGGACTTTGAGGGATTTGCACAAGCATTTTTCACTCAGGGTAATCCGAATGAAAGATATAATGACGATGATAAGGAGAGCCTAAGTGGCTGACGAAAGCTTAAGTATTCTGGGATATGGTCCCGCTGGTTCCGGTAAGACAACTCTTTCTTACACTGGACCCACACCTACACTAATTGGTGACGCGGAAACTGCTTCACGATTCATTCCTAAGCATAAGAAGGTAATCTGGGACCCGATGAAGTCTGGTCCGCCTTCCTACGATGGGACATGGGAGTTCTGTGTAGTAAAGCTACGTGATTGGCAGACTGCCAAGAAGATGTTGGAGTATCTACGCTCTAATCGACACCCTTTCCGTACAGTTGTTATTGACTCTGTAACTGAGATTCTTATTAAGGCTAAGGAGTCAATCACCAAGGATAAGTTTATGATCCAGCACTGGGGAGAGCTTGGTCAGAATATGGGTAAGTTCCTCCGTGAGCTACGTGATATTACCGCAGATGACGAGTCCCCTATTGAGATTCTGTACATCATCGGTGCGGCAAAGGAGTACGTAGAGGGTACTGAGGATAATCCTATTCACGTATGGCGTCCTCTCCTAGAGGGTTCTACTAAGGACACTATCACCTTCCTCTATGACATGGTTGCATTCGTAACTTTGGAGGACGTACCTGTGGACCCTTCAAACCCAGGAAAGGGTATCAAGAAGGTTCAGCGATTCTTTACTGGCTCTGATCCCAAGATCAGTGCAAAGTCCCGCCCGCCGGGTGTTCCTCCGCTACTAGAGGATATCACTCTAGAGGGCCTTCTAAGGGGTGTATTCCCTCCTGATGTAGTCGAGCCGGTTCAGGCTCCTGTAGAGGCTGACAAGGCCCCTACAGCTCCTAAGAACGATGATCCAACCCTTCCCAGCATCGTTTGACAAGTAGCCGCTCCGCGTGCTACAATTAGACCACAATATTAACGACGAAAGGTAATCATGCCAGCAACAACTTCTTGGGCCGACCGAATCAAGCAGGCGCAGGAGGGCGAGGTTAAGTTCGCCCCTCTTGAGCTTGGAGAGCATAACTTCACTGTTGAGGAGGCCAGTGTTCGAGTATCTAAGAATTCTGGTAAGAGCTATCTCAACATTAAGGCAAAGGTTCTTGATGGACCTCAGGCTAACGCTAGAGTATTCCACTCACTCTTCCCTGAGTCTACTGCTAGCCTTCCTCTTAACAACTTCCTCGCTTTCTACAAGGCAGTTGGTCTTAACACTGAGTGGCTTACTCAGTCCAATCCTTCTCTAGACGAGATTGCTTCCGCCTTTATGGGCCGAAACTTCTCTGCTGAGGTTTACGTAGAGGAGGACGCACAGATGGATACATACACCAACGCTCCGCGCCGCTCTATCCGTAATCCTAAGGAACAGGGTGCCGCTGTACCTACTGCTACTGAGTCTTCTCCGGTTCCTTCCGCTCCGGGTACTCCTGACGCTTCCGGTTTTGGTAAGCCCGCTTCTCCGGCCCCTGCAACTACCGGATTTGGTAATACTGCCCCAACAGAGAGCACCAGCCCTAGCCCTTGGAACACTCCTTCCGCTAGCGAGCCTCCGTTCTGATCCATAAGATAACTGTAAATTACTAAATGAAAGGGAGGGTGTCGTAAAAGGCACCCTCCCTTTCTAGATTAACAAGACGTAAGGAATTAATAATGTCACAAGAGTTTGATAAGGTAGCAGAGTTCAATAATACTTTCGGTCATGCAGTGCGAGAGTACCCATCCCTTGAGTATCCCGATGTAGCTCTCCGCCTTCGTATTTTCGAAGAGGAGGTTGACGAGCTTAGAGAGTCCTTAAACGATAAGGACGAGGTAGAGTTCCTGGATGCTCTAGGGGACGTTCTAGTAACTCTCTATGGCCTAGCACAGGCTACAGGTATGCCAATTATTGAGGCTTTCAACATCATTCACGAGTCTAACATGTCCAAGCTTGGTGAGGACGGCAAGCCAATGTATTTCCCTGATGGACATGAGAAGGCCGGTAAGATTGCCAAGGGTCCAAACTTCTTCTCACCTACCGATAGATTACGTGATCTTATTGAGGAGAAGAAGCAGAATGGACGAGATTCTAAGTAAAGTAGAGTATTTAGGATTCTCTAAGAATGACCCAATCTATAAAGCTTTATATGACATTCTCTTAGTGTTGGATAGTTCTGATCTATCTAGTGAGGATACTTCCATACTTCTTGAGCTACTTTCTGGCACAAGTCTAGAGGAGCTAAACCAGCTTAAAGAAGTGTCGGAATGGGGAGAGTTTGACTATGGTAATGCTAAGATTGGCTCACTCGTTAGAGTAAAAGATAATGTCTATGACAGCTCTACAGGTCTTCGTCACAATGGCCGAGTAGGGTTTATTCTAAGTATTTCAGGGCGCAAATGCCGCATAAGATACGCAGGAACACGCGGAAGTTCTGGCCTAGCCCATCCCATCGACAACCTACAGTCACCTAAATATGGTGTAAAATAGTAGACTAACCCACTAGATAAGACAAGAAAGAGATAGAAATGCCAATTACAGTATTTTCAAAGCCAGGTTGTGTTCAGTGCAACGCTACTTACCGAGCACTAGACAAGAAGGGCATTGAGTATAATGTCATCAGTATTGCGGAAGACCCATCTGCACTTAGCCTTGTAGTAAGTAAAGGCAAACAGCAAATGCCAGTTGTAGTTGTGGACGTTGATGGAGACTGGAACGACGAAAACAACTGCTGGACTGGCTTCCATGATGACAAGATTGAGTCACTGGTCAGTTCTAATTGATTGTATACTTTAGCGGAGCCTCTGGTTTCACTGAATCCTTCGTAAACAAACTGGATATGGAAGCTGTACGCATTCCCATGTCAATAAAAGAAGCTAAAGAATTTACCGTAGATTCTGATTATGTTTTGATTGTCCCTACATATGAGTTAAAGAATGTGCATGGACCAAAACGAGGAACGATATCCTACGTGCCAAGACAAGTTAAAGGGTTTTTAAAGAATCCTGAAAACGCATCTAAACTTAGGGGTGTCATTGGCACTGGTAATAGAAACTTCTATGAGGATTTTGCCAAGGCCGCAGACGTAGTAAGTGATAGATTTAATGTCCCAGTTCTCTATAGATTAGAACTAAACGGGACCGAAGATGACGTAAATATTGTGAAAGAAGGATTAAAAAGTTTTGGCTACAGTGACAAAAGTAACTCCCGCTGAGTTGAACGCTCAACTCAATCTGTGGTATACAGATGAAAATGGTAAGAAGACCATTAACTTTGAGGCAGATAAGCTTGCCGCAAAGGAGCATTTTCTACAGGATATCAATCCTAGAACCCAGTTCTTCTACTCACTTAAGGAGAAGCTAGAGTTCCTGTTCGATAATGAGTATTACGAGCCGGAAGTATGGGAACAGTACGGACTAGAGCGAGATGACTCTGGTGAAATTATCAGGAACAAGGCTTATGAGGATATCAAGAACCTTTATTCTCTAGTCTACGACAAGAAGCACCGCTTCCCAACCTATCTATCTGCCAATAAGTTCTACAAGCAGTACGCTATGAAGTCCTTTGATGGTAAGACATGGGTAGAGCGTTATGAGGACCGTGTTGTTGCTAATGCACTTATGCTAGGTCGTGGTGACATGAACCTTGCACGAGACATTGCAGAGCAGATCGTAGATGGAGTAATCCAGCCAGCAACACCTACATTCTCCAATGCCGGTAAGAAACAGCGTGGAGAGCCTGTAAGTTGCTTCCTTACCCGCGTTGAGGATAACTTTGAGTCTATCTCAAAGGCCATTGCCACTTCTCTACAGCTTTCTAAGCGTGGTGGCGGTGTGGCTCTATCTTTGACTAACGTCAGAGAGCAGGGGGCACCTATCAAGAAGGTAGAGAACATGTCTTCTGGTGTTGTGCCTATTATGAAGATTCTAGAGGATTCTTTCTCTTATGCGGATCAGTTGGGTACACGAAGTGGAGCTGGTGCTGTTTACCTTTCCATTCACCACCCAGACATTCATAGATTCCTGGATACCAAGAGGGAGAACGCGGACGAGAAAATCCGCATTAAGACTCTATCCCTAGGAATCATGGTTACTGATATCGTGTTCAAGGCGGCGGCTAAGAATGAAGATATTTTCCTCTTCTCCCCTTACTCAATTATGCAGGAGTATGGGGTCGCTATGTCGGATATCTCTATTACTGCGAGGTATGATGAACTAGTTAATAACCCTCGAATCAAGAAGTCTTCTACTAATGCTAGAAAGCTACTACAGAAGATTGCTGAGATTCAGTTTGAGTCCGGTTACCCCTACCTTGTATTCGAGGATACAGTAAACAAGGCTAACCCGGTTGATGGTCGAATCTCTATGTCTAACCTATGCTCTGAGATTCTACAGGTTTCCGAGCCAGCAACTTTCAATGAGCGTGGTGAGTATGACTACGAGGGTCGAGATATTTCCTGTAACCTAGCCTCTATGAACGTTGTAAAGGCTATGGAGTCGGGTGACCTAGAGGAAGCTGTAGACACTGCTATCCGTATGCTCACCTCTGTTTCGGATATCTCTAACCTAGAGATTGTCCCTAGCATCCGTAGAGGAAACGAGCTAAGCCATTCTATCGGTCTGGGACAGATGAACCTTCATGGATTCTTTATCCGTCATGGATGGAAGTATGGGTCACCTGAATCACTTGACTTCACCAATGCATACTTCATGGCTGTTGCATACTACGCTTACAAGGCATCTAATATGATTGCTATGGAGCGTGGCGAGAAGTTCTATGAGTTTGAGAAGTCTAAGTACGCTGATGCTTCCTATCTAACCGATAAGTATTCTGATCCTGAGAACATTGAGTTCTCTGAGGATACTCATAAGCTATTTGACCAGTACGGTATGACTCTTCCTACAAAGGAGGATTGGGCTGAATTGGCAAAGAGCATTGAGGATCATGGACTTTACAATGCATATCTACAGGCAGTTCCGCCTACGGGATCAATCTCCTACATTAACTATGCAACGTCGTCTATCCATCCAGTAGTTGATGCATTGGAGACTCGTAAGGAAGGTATTACTGGTAGAGTATACTTCCCTCAGCCTGAGGTTACAGCAGATAACTTCAATGATGTTGAGAATGCTTATGATGTTGGATACAAGAAGATTATTGATGTTTACGCCGAAGCTACTAAGCATGTTGACCAGGGACTATCCCTAACACTATTCTTCAAGGATGGTGCAACAACTAAGGACGTAAACAAGGCCCAGCTTTACGCTTGGAAGAAGGGCATTAAGACTCTGTACTACATCAGACTACGTAAGGAATCTCTCGGAGGCACACAGGCCGAAGAGTGCGTTTCCTGTATGCTCTGACACTGAGGCCCTGCCAGATTTGACACTGGCAGGGCCGTGGTGTATACTGGACGAACAAACCTAAGGAGATACATGACACTTAATACTGATCCGATTAACTGGAACGACATTAAGGACCAGACTGATGTTGACGTTTGGAATAAGCTAGTTCATCAGTTCTGGCTACCAGAGAAGATTCCTCTTTCCAATGACCTACGTTCTTGGGAGAATATGAGTGAGGACGAGAAGAAGGTGACACGGGAAGTCTTTACCTCACTTACCCGACTTGATACCATTCAGGGATTCTTTGGAGCTACCTCTCTTATGCAGGATGCTCAGACCCCACATGAGGCCGCAGTTCTTACTAACATTGCCTTCATGGAAGAGGTTCATGCAAAGTCATACTCATACATCTTCTCAACTCTTGCTACATCTGAGGAAATCGCAGAGATTTTCAGGTGGGGAAGAGAGAATGAGTATATCAACACAAAGATTGAAATGATTATGGAGAGGTACACGGATGACGATCCATTCAAGAAGAAGATCGCTTCCACTCTCCTAGAGTCCTTCCTCTTCTATTCAGGATTCTTCTGGCCTCTCTACCTCTCTAGCAGAGCCAAGTTGACAAACACCGCCGATGTGATTAGACTGATTATCGCGGATGAAGCTGTTCATGGCTACTACATCGGCTACAAGTACCAGAAGGCTCTTGAGACACTTCCCGATGACAAGAAGGAAATGTACAAGGAGTTTACTTATGAGCTTCTACAGGACTTGTACGACAATGAGGTAAAATACACTAGGTCAATCTATGACAAGATTTCTACTGATGATATCAATGTCACGGATAAGGTTCTAACATTCCTACGATACAATGCCA